TCAAGACAGCTTTCATAGATTAAGACTATACGCTAGAGGTGAACAGAGTATACAAAAATATAAAGATGAATTATCTATTAATGGTGATTTATCTTACCTTAATTTAGACTGGAAACCAGTACCTATTATACCTAAGTTTGTAGACATAGTGGTTAATGGTATATCAGAAAGAGTTTTTGATATAAAAGCTTACTCACAAGATCCATACGGTGTGGACAAAAGAACACAATATATGGAAAGCATATTAATAGATATGCAAAACTTAGAACTTAATAAACAAGTTCAAGACTTTTACGGTATAAGTATACTTGAAAATGACGCAGCTAATATACCTGAGAATAAAGAAGAACTAGAATTACACATGCAGCTTAACTACAAGCAAGCTGTTGAAATAGCTGAAGAACAAGCTATAAATACATTGTTAAACGGTAACAGATACGAATTAACAAGAAAAAGATTTTACCAAGATTTAACTATATTAGGTATTGGAGCAGTAAAAACTACATTTAATACATCGGAAGGTGTTGTAGTTGACTATGTTGATCCTGCTAATTTAGTTTGGTCTTACACTGAAGACCCTTATTTTGATGATATATATTATGTAGGTGAAGTTAAAACAGTACCTGTAAATGAATTAGTTAAGGAGTTTCCAGAACTAACAGATGAGGATTTAAAAGATATAACTAACCAGAGTTTTAAAAAAGCTGGTTACTACAGTGCTCATAATGATCACGATGAAATAGATAAAAATCAAATACAAATATTATATTTTAACTATAAAACATACTCCAAAGAAGTATATAAAGTGAAAGACACTGCTACAGGCGGTACTAAAGTTATAGTTAAAGATGATACTTTTAATCCTGTATTAGATGCTGCGCTAGAACAAAGGTTTGGTAGATTAGAAAAACAAATAGAAGTTTTATATGAAGGAGCTTTAGTTTTAGGTAGTGAAAAATTATTAAAGTGGGAGTTGGCTAAAAACATGATGAGACCTAAGAGTGATTACACTAAGGTTAAAATGAATTATAATATAGTTGCTCCACGTATGTACAAGGGTAAAATAGAATCTTTAGTTAGCAGAATAACTGGTTTTGCTGATATGATTCAATTAACTCATTTAAAACTCCAACAAGTCCTTTCGCGAATGGTACCTGACGGCATATATATGGATGCTGATGGTCTTGCAGAAGTTGATCTTGGTAACGGTACTAACTATAATCCACAAGAAGCGCTTAATATGTTTTTTCAAACAGGTTCGATTATAGGTAGATCAATGACGTCTGACGGTGATATGAACCCAGGAAAAATTCCTATTCAGGAAATTCAATCTGGGAGTGGTGGTGCTAAATTGCAATCACTGATTCAAACTTACAACTATTATCTTCAAATGATAAGGGACGTAACCGGATTAAACGAAGCAAGAGATGCTAGCACGCCTGACGCGAAAGCTCTAGTTGGTATACAAAAAATAGCTGCAGCTAATAGTAATACAGCTACAAGGCATATATTACAAGCTGGTTTATTTTTAACAGCTGAAGTTGCTGAAGCGTTATCTCTTAGAATATCTGATATTATAGAATACTCACCAACAAGAGATGCTTTTATACAAGCTATAGGATCTCATAACGTAGCTACATTACAAGAAATGGCTGAGTTACATTTATATGACTTTGGTATATTCATTGAATTAGAGCCAGACGAAGAAGAGAAGCAATTATTAGAGAATAATATTCAAGCTGCTTTAGCTCAACAAAGCATAGAGCTAGAAGACGCTATTGATCTTAGAATGATTAAAAACGTTAAGCTAGCTAATCAATTGTTAAAAATAAGACGTAAGAAAAAACAAGAGAGAGACCAAGAGTTAGCTGAAAGAAATATACAAGCACAAGCAAAAGCTAATGCTGAAGCGCAACAAGTAGCTGCTCAAGCTGAAGTTCAAAAGCAAGAGGCTATAACTCAAATGCAAACACAACTAGAACAAGTTAAAGCTGAAATATCTAGTAATAAACTTGTACAAGAAGCTAAACTTAAAAAAGAATTAATGGCTTATGAGTTTCAATTAAACATGCAAATTAAAAACATGGAAAACTCTATAGCTGATAAAAAAGAAACTCAAAAAGAGGATAGAAAAGACCAGAGAGTACAATTACAAGGTGAAGAGCAAAGAAAAAGCAAGAATAGCGCTAAAAGCTTTGAGTCTTCAGGTAATGATACTCTAGGGCAAGGAATAGACATGAGCGTGTTTAATCCTAGATAATTTGTTTAATTATATAATATTATATTATGGCTAAAAAAGAAGAAAAAGTAGTTGAAGAAGTTCAACCTACTCAAGAAGCCAAAACTGAAGTTAAAAAAGTAGACGAACCAGTTTTGCAAGAAGGTGGAGACATGAAAATGAAAACACCGAAAAAACCTAAGCAATTAGGTAAACAAGATAACTCTGTTGCTAAAATAGATTTAAGTAAGGCAAAAGAAGAAACTAAAAAAACAGAAGAACCTGTTGCTAAAGTTGATCTAAGTAAAAAAGAAGAACTTAAACAAGAAGAAAAAGTTGTTGAGGTTGTTGAGGAAAAGCCAAAAGAAGAGGTTGTTGAAGAAACACCTGTACTTGAGGAAATTACTGAGGAACAGAAAGAAGAAATAAAAGAAGAAATTGTTGAATCTAAAACAGAAGAACTACAAGACAAAGTAGAGCAAGCTGTTCAAGAATCACAAGAAACAGGTGTTGATTTACCAGAGAATATTCAGAAGGTTGTAGAATTTATGAATGAAACTGGTGGAACTCTTGAAGATTATGTTAGATTAAATCAAGATTATTCTAATTATGATGACAACACTTTGTTAAGAGAATATTATAAACAAACTAAATCACATCTTACAGATGATGAAATTAGTTTTTTAATGGAAGATCAATTTTCAGTTGATGAAGAAGTCGACGAGGAAAGAGATGTCCGTAGAAAAAAATTAGCGCTTAAAGAGCAAGTTGCCAGTGCTAAAAGCCACTTAGACGGGCTAAAGTCTAAATACTATGACGAAATCAAAGCTGGGGTTAAGTTAACTCCCGAGCAGAAGAAGGCTGTTGATTTCTTTAATAGATATAACCAAGAGCAAGGTGAAAATCAAAAAGTTGCAGATCATCAAGCGTCTATTTTTAACAATGAAACTAGTAAAGTTTTTAACCAAAATTTCAAAGGTTTTGAATATAAAGTTGGTGATAAGCGTTATAGGTTTAATGTTAAAGATGCTGATAAGGTTAAAAGTAGTCAAAGTGATATTACTAATTTTGTTAAAAAGTTTTTAAACGATAAAAACGAAATGAGTGATGCAAGTGGTTACCATAAATCTTTATTTACTGCAATGAACGCTGATGCTGTTGCTAATCATTTCTATGAGCAGGGCAAAGCAGATGCTATTAAGAATAGTATTGCTAATGCAAAAAACGTGAGCATGGACCCCAGACAAACGCATAAAACTGTTGAAGCTGGTGGTATGAAAGTAAGAGCAATTACAGGTAGTGATTCTAACTCGTTTAAGGTTAAAATACGTAAATAAAAATAAGTTAAACATTTAAAAATTAAAAATTATGCCTTTTAGTTCACTCGGTGCGTATCAAGCGCACTTAACTCCGAGACCTACGCAACAGTTATTTAACGATAACTATTTGTCGTTTGACTCGGCTTCTGGTGGTGGTACATTTGCTCAGCAATTCCTACCAGAAATTTATGAAAAAGAAGTGGAGAGATTTGGAAAAAGAACAATCTCTGGCTTCTTAAGTATGGTTGGTGCAGAAATGCCTTTAGCTTCTGATCAAGTAATTTGGTCTGAGCAAGGTAGATTGCATATTGCTTATAGCGCGGAAACTTACAATGACGGTACATCTGCTGTTGAAGTTAAAGTAGCTGCAAACAATACAATTACTTTACCTGCAAACAACTTAATTCAAAACCATGACACTATTGTTATTGCAAACTTACCTAACTCTAAAGTTTTAAAAGCAATTGTTGTTAGTGGTGGTGGTACAACTGAAATTACTGTTGCACCTTATACACAAGCACATTTAGCGGCTGCTCCTGATTCAGGATCTACTAACGGTGCTGTTGACTTTTCTAACAATGAAGATGTAAACATCTTTGTTTATGGAACTGAATATATCAAAGGATCTTCTGAAGACGGAGCTTCTGGTTACCTTTGGTATTTAAAATCTGAGTCTGAAGCAAGATTAAGATTTAACGATTACCTTGAGATGGCAATGATTGAAGGACAGCAAGTTGAAATGCCTGCTGGACATAACTTTGGTGGTACTTCTGCTTTTGCAGTTGGTGGTACTGAAGGTTTATTCTCTGCATTAGAGTCAAGAGGTTTAGTATGGACTGGTACTGATTTCGATCAATTATCAGGTAACGTTCAAGGCGGTTTAGCTGAGTTTGATACTATTCTACAAGAATTAGACAAGCAAGGTGCTATTGAAGAAAATATGATGTTCTTAGATAGAGGTACTTCTCTAGAAATTGACAACATGTTAGCTTCTATTAACTCTGGAAACGTTGCATCTGGTGGATCTGGTTACGGTGTATTTAACAACGACGCTGATATGGCGTTGAACTTAGGTTTCACTGGTTTTAGAAGAGGTTCTTATGACTTCTACAAAACTGACTGGAAATACTTAAATGATTCTGTAACAAGAGGACTTATTGGTGACATCGAAGGTGTTATTGTTCCTGCTGGAACTTCAACAGTTTATGATGAGTCAATGGGTAAAAACATCCAAAGACCTTTCTTACACGTAAGATATAGAGCATCTGAGGCTGATGATAGAAAAATGAAATCATGGATCACTGGATCTGTTGGTGGAAACTACACATCATCTGCTGATGAAATGGTTGTTAACTTCTTATCAGAAAGATGTTTATGTGTTCAAGCTGCGAATAACTTCGTATTGCTTAAAGCATAACAATTACTGTAATTTTTACCCTCGTATTTTGTACGGGGGTAATTATTACTTTTATAAACTTTTTAATTATATTATATTATGGAAAAATGGGAATACAAAGATAGAGTGTATATTGTAAAAGGTGAAAATTCTCCACCTATATTATCAATACAATCTAAACATACACAAAGAAAACCTTTACTTTATTTTGATGAGGAAAAAGGTCACAATAGAGAACTAAGGTATGCTACTAACCAAAAATCAGTATTTGCTGATGAACAAGAAGGTTATGCAACATTAGGTCACATATATTTTAAAGAAGGTAGATTATCGGTGCCAAAAAGCAAACCAGCTTTACAAAAGTTGTTATCGTTATATCACCCTAAAAGAAATACATTGTGGTATGAATACACACCAGAAGTGTATGCTGAAAATGAAGTTGATGAAATAGAACTGCAAATAGAAGCTTTAAACTTAGCTAAAAAATTAGAGATAGATGAGTTAGAAGCTATATTAAGAGTACAGAAAGGTAATAAGGTAAGTAAAATGTCTACTAAAGAAGTAAAAAGAGACGCTTTGCTACTTGCTAAAAACCAACCAGCTGCTTTTATAGAACTAGCTGCAGATGACAACGTACATTTAAGAAACATTGGTGTTAAAGCTGTTGAAGCTAATATTATAAAACTCGCTAACGACAATAGATCGTTTACGTGGGGTGATGGCAGAAAATTATTTACTGTACCATTTGATGAAAACCCTTACTCAGCATTAGCTGCATGGTTTAAAACAGATGACGGTATGGAAATTTTAAAAGCTGTTGAAAAGAAAATAAAATAAATCAACTTATAGAGGTAACCATCTCTATGAGGTGGTTACTTACTATAAATAAAAAAAATTATGGCGGTTAATATAGATACAGTTTATCAAAGAGTTTTAGCAATAGCTAACAAAGAACAAAGAGGTTATATAACACCTCAAGAGTATAATCTATACGCTAATCAAGCTCAGATGGATATATTTGAGCAATATTTCTATGATTTAAACGCGTTAAATAGAATACCAGGCAATGATTACACATACGCGGATCAAGTCGATATATTACAAGAAAAAATAGATATATTTGAAAGATACAGACAAACAGTTGTTATGTCATCAACTGGATCTGAAGCTGGACTAGGGACTTTACCAGCTTACTATAGACTAGGTGAAGTTTACCACAAACACAAAGGTGGTTATATAGAAATAGAAAAAATAAGTCAAAACGAAGTTCATCACATACAGAACTCACCATTGACTGCTCCTTCGTTAACACAACCTGTTTATGTAAGAACTGGTGGTGTTACTCCAACTGGACAAACATCAACTGTTCAAAACGAAATAAACCTATCAAGATCAATACAAATTTACCCAACAACTATAACTTCAAATGTAGTGTGTAACTATATAGCTAGGCCTACAACTGTAGAGTGGTCTTATACAACTGTTTTTGATGAACCGTTGTTTAATGTAAACAATAGTCAAGATTTTGAATTACATCAATCAGAGGAGACTGAGTTGGTTATAAAAATATTAGAACTTGCTGGTATTGAAATAAAAGATCCACAAGTATATCAAGTAGCTGCTACAGAAGAAGCACAGAACGTACAACAAGAAAATAAATAGATATGCCATTATTTGAAGGAACACAACAACAGTATTACGGCTCGCAAACTTTTATAGCTAGTGGCGGTCAAACAGATTTTGTATTAACGTTTCCGGAAAACGAGACGTTGTTAAATAATTTAGCGACAATGCCTGTATCTGCTGCTGAGTTTACTATTACTGTAAATGGTGTAGGTACTACAAACTTCACGTTCCCTAAATCAAACACCACAGACACTGTTGTATTAAACAACGCGGCAAGTAACGATGATGTTGTAGTTATTACAGTAACAAATCCACAATTAGGTAATTATCAATTTATATCACTACAAACTATTGTAAATAATTTTATTATTAGTTATGTAGGTAGTGATAAAATAATACCTAGAACAAAAAGATCTAATGTAGCTTTTCACGCACAAAGAGCAATACAAGAATTAAGCTACGATACTTTTAAGTCTATAAAATCTCAAGAAATAGAACTACCACCTAATTTAAAAATGCCTTTACCACATGACTATGTTAATTATGTTAAAGTATGTTATGTTGATAACGCTGGTGTTGAAAAATTATTATATCCAACTAGAAAAACAGGTAATCCTACAGGTATATTACAAGATGGAGCGTATGGTTACACTTATGATAGCTTTGGTAATCTAGCAACACCTAGTGATTCTACAACATGGTCTAGATTTCAAAACAGTAGTAATTCTAACTCAGAAAGCGATACTGATAACTATAGAAACACAGAAGAAGATTTTAACTTAGTAGAAGGTAGAAGGTTTGGTTTAGAACCTGAAATGGCTCAGTCTAATGGAGTATTTTATATTGATGAACAAAAAGGTTATATACATTTTAGTTCTTCATTAAGTGGTAAGCTAATATCATTAAAATATATAAGTGATGGTTTGGCTACAGATGACGAAATGGTTGTGCATAAGTTTGCTGAAGAAGCGGTTTACAAACATATAGCTTATGCTATCGCTAGCACACATACATCTGTTGCTCCAACATATATACCTTTATTAAAGAAAGAAAGATTTGCTGCGACTAGAAACGCTAAACTAAGGTTATCTAATCTAAAAATAGAAGAACTTACACAGGTGATGCGAGGTAAGTCTAAACAAATTAAACACTAACAAGTATGCCAGATATTAAACATTACTTCCGTTCAGGTAAAATGAATAAAGACCTGGACGAGAGATTAGTACCTAATGGAGAGTATAGAGATGCGTTGAATATCGAGATGTCTACATCTGACGGTGATGATGTAGGTACTATTCAGAATGTTGTAGGTACTAACAAAATTACGGGTAAAACATACGATACTAATAAGAACTCAATAACAGCTAACTGGTCTGGTGATAGTTTTGGTTTAACAAAAGCTGTTTGTATAGGTGTTAAATTAAATAATGAAAACGATAGAATATATTGGTTTATTTCTTCTGCAGAAGCTTCTTGTATTGCTGAATATAGTGATAGCTCTGGTATTATAAAACCTGTACTAGTAGATACTCTAGGTATACTTAATTGGACTTCAGAAACAAACATAACAGGTATAAACATTGTTGAGGACATGTTGATATGGACTGATAATGTAACTGAGCCTAAAAAAATAGACATAAAGGTTTTTAAATCTGGTTGTGCAGATAATTTTACCACTCATACTAAATACACTGGACAACGAATACTTCCATCAAACTTATCTGCAGCATCTAACTTTTCAGAAGAACACATAACAGTTGCTAGATTAGCTCCTATGAATACACCAACACTTAATATGTCAAACTCTACAAGAGGTGGTTTAGGAACAGGTACGTCTACTGTTATTATAACAAACGCTAGCGCAACAACGTTTACAGATTTACAAGGCGTTTCTATAGACGCTGGAACTGTTTTAAATCTAACTTTTTCACCACTTCCAAATTGGCAGCCTGGCGACATAATAACATGTACAAGTACCTATGAAGAATTAGGTCAACAAGAAACTTTAGAGATAAAATTATTAATAAACAGTATAAGTCAAAATAACACCTTTAGTTGTAAAGTACAAAGTATACCTGTACAAATACCTTATGCTACTTTAATATGGGAAGCAATACTTAGTGAAGAAGGTGTTTTATTTGAAAAGAAATTTGTAAGGTTTGGTTACAGGTGGAAATATTACTCAGGTGAATATTCTACGTTTTCACCTTTTAGTGAGGTAGCTTTTTTACCAGATACTTTTGAGTATTTATCTACTGATGGTTATAATGACGGTATGATAAATAACCTAAGGCAGTTAACTATAAATATAACAGAGTCAAGACCTATTGATGTAGAAGAAGTTGACATACTATATAAAGAATCCAACAATAACAATGTTTACGTTGTAGATACTTTAAAATATAATTCAGATGGTACCTTTCCAACAGAATATAAACTAGAATCAGAAATAATAAGTAAAACAGTATCTAGCAATCAAATGATTAGACCTTGGGATAATGTTCCAAGAAAAGCTAAAGCGCAGGAGGTTACAGCTAATAGACTTATATTTGGCAACTATTTACAAAACTATGACATATTAGATTTTAACCTACCTGATATTAGCATGTCTATATCTCAAGCTGCTATAACAACAGTAAAAGAACCTCAACTTTCTTTAAAATCATTAAGGACATATCAAACAGGTGTTGTATACATTGATAAATACAATAGACAATCACCAGTTTTAACTAGTGATTCAGCTTCTAAGCAAACTAGTAAGGACTACGCACCAAGTGTTAACTCTATAAACGTTACTTTAAATAATCAGCCACCAGACTGGGCTACGCATTTTAAATACTACGTAAAAGAAACTGCTAACGAATATTATAATTTAGCTATGGATAGATATTATCTAGCTGAAGATGGTAATGTTTGGTTAAGCTTTCCATCATCTGAAAGAAATAAAGTTGATGAGGAAACTTATTTAATATTAAAAAAGAAACATGATTCAGACGACTTTGTGTCAACAAAATCAAGATATAAAATATTAGATATATCTAATGATGCTCCTGATTTTCTTAAACTAAAACAAAGAGCTGTAGGTAACGGTGCTGTTAAAGCTGGATCATCTAATATACCTCAAATAGGTAGTGTATCATTTGAGTTTTTAGGCCCAGATCCAGTTTCAAACCCTAGTTTTGGTGAAGGTTTTTCATCAGATGCTGTTATTCAAATATCTGTGGGTGGTGTTGTATCTGATAAATACAAGGTTGTAAGTGGTGGTCCTACTGGTGAAGATGGTGGTTCCGCACCTTTTAAGCATACATATAAAATAACTTTAGCTGAACCTATAAAAACAACCGATACAATGGTTTCAAGTATATCATCTGGAACACAGTTTGAGATTGTACTTTTTGAAGAAAAGTTTGAAAGAAAAGCTGAGTTTTATGGTAGGTTTTTTGTAAAAGTAAATAGAGATAGTAATTTTGATACAAACATTATAGCTTCTTTTCCAGAAGAAGACGAGCAATTTGGTATATCAGACACTAGAGCTATATTTGGTAACGCGCCTAACACAGGTCCAAATGATTCAACATCTGAAGCGTCTTGGTACGACACTAGAGCAAAACATAACAAAAGAAATCAAAACGGTAATGGCCATCCAAAATTAGGGTCTAAATTTATGACAATATATTTTACTGGGTCTCCTAAATCTGGTGATAAAAGCTTTGACGAAGCAAACACAATAAACAACTTTTTAAAGTCAATAAGTCAACAAGGTACTTTATTTAGGTTTAAGGGTAGTCAAACAGGTGCTTTAAGTGAAATATACAAAGTATCTAAAAACGCAACAATATCATATAGTTATAGAAGAACTGGTAGAAAAAGATTATTTTCTAGTAAAAGAAGAAATTATAGAATAGAGTTTGAACACTACAAAAATGCAACACCATATGAGGATTCATTTGTTTACCCTTCTAGTGGTAGCGCTAACAATTTTGCTGATGAAATACAAATATTACAAAACGTTGTAACTACAGATGTAGAGGTTTTAACATCAAACAACCCTGCAATATGGGAAACAGAACCTAAAGAGTCTGTTGAGTTAGATCTTTATTATGAAACAGGTTTATCTAGACCTATATCACAACACGGGCAAGCACATGTTTTAGATTTTAAAAACTGCTACTCATTTGGTAACGGTGTAGAGTCTGATAGAATAAATGACGATTACAACGCTCCTCGTATAGGTAAAGGTGTTAAAGTATCTACTGTATTAGACGAACCATATAAAGAAGAAAGAAAAAGAAATGGTTTAATATTTTCAGGTATATTCAACTCTACAAGCGGTGTTAATAGATTAAATCAATTTATACAAGGTGAGGCTATAACAAAAGACATGAATCCACATTATGGTAGTATACAAAAACTACATGCTAGAAATACAGATTTAATTGTATTGTGTGAAGATAAGTGTTTAAAGGTATTAGCCAATAAAGATGCTTTATTTGAAGCAAGTGGAAACCCACAACTTACAGCTACTAATAGAGTTTTAGGTCAAACGATACCTTTTATAGGTGAGTATGGTATATCTAAAAACCCAGAATCATTTGCTTCATATGCTTATAGATGTTATTTTACAGATAAATCAAGAGGAGTTGTTTTAAGACTGTCTAGAGATGGTTTAACGGCTATATCTGAAAACGGTATGAGAGACTTCTTTAAAGATACTTTACCTTTAAATAGAAAAATGATTGGTAGCTACGATGGTAGTAAAGGTTTATATAATTTAACACTAAATGATAAAACCGTAGCTTTTGATGAAAAAGTAAATGGTTTCCCTAGTTTTAAATCGTTTGTGCCAGAAGGAGCCGCATCTCTTAATAACGTTTATTATTCTATTAAAAATGGTGAATTACACTCACATAACAATGCTACTAGAAATAATTTTTACGGAGTGCAATATGATAGCTCTGTAACGTTTTTAATAAACGAAATGCCAGAGGTTATAAAAGGTTTTAAAACTTTAAACTATGGCGGATCTGCTTCTAGAAAATTTACTGGTGCTAACCATACAGATGGTTGGTACTGTGATTATATACACACAGATACTCAACAAGGTTTTATAAAAGAACTTAAAAGAAAAGAAGGTAGATACTACAACTATATAAAAGGTGAAGCTACTACTTTAGCTAACTTAGACTCTAGAGAGTTTAACGTTCAAGGTGTAGGTCAATATACTAATATAGCTGGAGATGTTAATTTAGCTGACAAAAAACTTACAGTTCAATTAACGGGTATTGCAAACACTACAAACCCAGGTGCTACTTTTGATGTAGAAGCTGGTAGTGAAATACATGAAGAAAAAGAATTTGTAGAAATATTGATAACACCGGACACTGGTTCTACATTAACAGCTAGTGATTTAAGTTTTAATGCTTCTGGACATACATATATTCATAGTGTAGCATTTGTTCAAGATGGTCTTAACGTAAAATCAAAAGTAAACTTCAAAGATGGTGTTAACATGCCTCTCGCTGATTTGACAATAACATTAGCTATTGTAGGTGATGGTGTTTTAAACAAATATCTTCTTAAAAATTTAAATATAGTTGATCAAAGTGATTTTTATTCAGCTACAACTATAACTTATAACGGTAGTGGTCTTAATGAAACAGCTAATCCAAGTGGTAATCAATTAGGTTATAAAGCTGAATATGGTACACAGAATCAAGTTGCTGTTGTCAAGTTTAACCTAAACAACGCTTACAATTTTAAAAAACCACCTAGTTTTAGAATAACAATTGAAGACAATGATGCTGAAAGTTTCTATGTCATAACACATCAAGATAAACTTTCTACTGGCGTTGATTTTACAATAGGTGATACTGTTAATGGAGTTGTTACTACTTTAGCTGATGTAGATCAAAGATGGTTTACAATACAATATAAGTTCCCAGCTCAAGACACGGATAAAAATGAAATAGTATTTAGTGCTGAATCTGTTTTAGAAAATGACCCTGAAAATAATAAAATAACAGGTTACAATGTTGTTGGTGGTAATATAGTAAGTAGGTACGGTGAAACTAAAGAGGTTAAAATATTTGGAGCAATAGGTGCTGATTTTAGAGTTAAAAATTGTGCAACATCTACAGGTAGCACACCAGCTGCAAGCACAACTACATTAAACTTAACAGCTGTAAATAACGATATTAAAACAGGTATGGTTATAACAGGTACAGGTGTAAATGGAACTGTTACTGTTGTTAGCATAAACGGTACGCAAATAACTATGTCTAGTAATCAAGGTATAAGCAGTACGACTTTAACATTTACAGAATGGTGGAACGGTACTAGGTTTGGAGGTTCTGAAACTGACTTAGAAATACCATCTACTGGTATATATATTATGCCAATAGATTTCTTTGAGACGTCTATATCTAAAACATATTACTTAGAAATACAACCTATAGCACAAACAACTCTTTCAAGCACTTTACAAGGTAACGTATACAATACAGCTACGCCACCTTTAGTGCAGCATCCTTTTTATATATATCAATTTGTTGATGTAGATATAACTTTAGGTATGCATCAGGTTGGTACTGATTTTACAATAACATCAAGTGACGTTTCAAAAACATATACGGCTGGTGCTTACCCCGTAGAGGGTTCTGATTTCTCAGCATTTAACCTAAGTTTAACAGCTACAGCAAGTAGTAATATAACTAAAACAAAAGATCCAGAAGCAGATGATTGGTCAAACTACGTTTCTACAACTGATGATATTGATTTGTTTGCTAATAATTTCGAGTTAGATTATCCAACACCTATAATAGATATAAATAACAACGCATCACCTAAAACAATAACTATAACAGGTAGAATGTTTGTAAACAAGTATGGTACTGATGATTTAGTTTCTGATCTTGCTATAAATAATTTTGCATCAGTTGCTAATAGTGGTGGTGGTGCCCCAGGAGGATTTAGAATGTATACACCAACTGTAACAGGTGGTATTGGATTAATAGCGGGTGCTGTAAGAGCTTCATATAGTGGTGGAGGTTTTAGCGGTACAAACGTTAAAAACGTAGCTATTGGCACACCTAACAATACAAACTTAATAAGTGGAACAGGTGCTTTATACGGTGACTTTAATGATAACGGTATAAACGATATTACGTTAACTATAACAGCTGATGGAACAGCAGCTATAGATAATCTAACTATAACTAAAGACACTTTAACTGGAGGCTTTAATTCATACGATTTAACTTACACATGGGAAGGTAAAACGTCAGAAGTTATAGATGCTTCGTCCATTATGACATTTAACGTGCATGTGGCATTAACTAACGAACCTTAATAGATAAACATGGCAACTACACAAAACATAACTATGACATTTCCACACGTTCAGGACTCAGTTCAGGTTGGTGATATGATATATTATCAAAATACTAGTAGTGTAATAGTACAAATGGGTTTAGCTACAGCTGTAACACAAACAACAATAAGTTGTAACATAGGTGGTACTGTAACTAGACCAACGGCTAATGATTTTATTCTTTTTAGTAAAGACGCTAGAATAAATACATCATCTATAAGAGGTTATTATGCTGAGGTAAAAATGGTTAACGATGCTAACACTGCTTGCGAATTGTATGACGTTGGTAGTGAGATATTTGAATCTAGCAAATAATGTGTAATAATAATAGTAACTTAAAATAACAATAAAAATATGATACCAGGAGCAGCAATAAGCGCGGGAGTTCAAGGTTTAGCAGGTATCGCTGGTGGTATAATCGGTGGTGGTAAGCGAAGACGTGAACAAAGAGCTGCGCAAGCAGAAATGGCAAGGTCAAAAGCTAGAATGATGAACTTAGATACTTCTAACTTAGCAGCTAATATGGAAAATCCATACGAAGATCTAACTGTAAATACACAAGCAGCAGACTTTGCTGCACAACAAAATCAAGCTAATTTAGCTAACACTATGTCTGGTTTACAAGGCGCTGCTGGTGGAGCTGGTATTGCAGCTTTAGCACAAAGTATGGCTAACGCTGGTGCTCAACAAAATCAAGCTGCTTCAGCTAGTATAGCTCAACAAGAAAATGCTAACGCTAAAATGGCTGCTCAAGGAGCTATGCAAGTACAACAAGCTGAAATAGCTGGCGCTGGTGCTGCTAGAGGATTAGAATATCAAAAAGCTGGTGGAGCATTAAGTATGGCACAAAATAGATTAGGTGCTGCTAACGCCGCTAGGCAACAAGCTACACAAAGTATAATGGGTGGTATCGGTGCTTTAGGTGCTGCTGCAGGTGCTTATCACGACGAAAATAGATAATACAATGGCAACAACAAAAACAACTCAACCAAATTATTTCGGAAACTTAAGAACTCCAGCTGCTAACTTTGCTAACAGTAGTGGTATAAATACTTTTGATGCTGTATCTAAGGGAGCTGCTGCTGCTCAAAGAGGTATGCGTCAAAAACCTCAGTACACTCAAGATGAGTTAGATAAAATGAGGGCAGATAACGTGGTTGCTAAAAATCTAGATGAGTCTCCACAGATAAGCTGGGGTGATTATAAAAACTTACCACCAGAAATATCTGGATTGTTTAACGAAAAAATAGCTAGCTTAGGTTCTCAAATAGGTTATCAAAAACACATACAACAAAATATGGGTAAAACAGATTTTCAAGGAAGATCTCAAATGGCTAATCAAATAAGTAACATGCAAGGTGTTATAACTAGTAAGATACCAAAACAATTAGCTACTTTAAATGAAATGTATGGAGATTTTGATGGTGACTATATGGACGGTATAATGTCTGAAATGATGGATCCAAAAGATCAACAACTAATAAGTGATATACAGCATGGTAAAATAAAACCTAAAATGGACGATGAAGGTAATATTACTTTTAACGGTATGTCTATAAATGATTTACCACAGTATCACAATAAAGATCTTAAAACAGGTAGTATGCTTACTAAAAATCTTGTAGGCGCTTTTGATAGAGGTAGTAAGTTAACAGAAAATGAATTAGCTTTGCAGAGAGTAAACATAACCAACACGTTAAACGAAGGTGGTACACCATCTATATTATCTGTAGGTTTTGAAGACGTAATGGGTATGGGTGGTTCTCTTTTAAAGAAAAAAGATTATCAAAGCCAAATAGCTGATTTAAGAAGTGGTGATCCTATGAAAGTTAGAGAAGCTAAACAAGTAATATCTAACGCTATAACAGATGAATATTTAGCAAGGTTAAGTAAACAAGCTAGTGATGGTTACGATGCTAAAAACCCTGCCAATCCTAATGGAGCTACTGAAAGTAAGTTTGGGCAAAGAATAGATGATGCTGTTAATTCTGGTAAAGAGTTTACAATACCTGTTGGAAAAAGAAATTACCAGGTTGTTGAGTATCCTCCAGGATCAGGTGAGTACAAGTTGTTTACTGGTAATTCTACTTATACTGATTTTGATCTTGGTAACGCTACGAGAAACACCAGGACTTTATCCTCTGATCCAGCTAAAAGAAAGCAGCAAATATTAGAAGCTGTAACTGGAGATATTAATCAAGGTTTTGAATGGTCAACACCTGAAACAGATTGGTCTTCAGCACCTGAACCTAATGTTCCTTTTATAGGTCCAAGACAAGCAGCTAATCCTAACATAATTACAAAATAATTAAACTAAATTTTAAATGGAGGATTTAATACTATTTCAGTTTGCTGATGGTAGCGAACAAAATGTACACATAGGTAGGATTGATGCTTTTAAGCAACAATACCCTGATGCTGTACAAATAGGTGAAATTCCCAAGCCAAGAGAAAAATCAGTGTATACTAAAAAAGTTTTTAGAGGTGGTGGTGATCCTAAGGACGGTATACGAGGCTTTGGTTTATATGAAGATGTTGAAACAGAAGATAATATAGACGAAAAAATATATCCTACAACAATGCCAGATGGTTCTACACAGAACTTATCACTTCTTGATCTGGCAGATCCCAAAATAAATACGAACTTAGAAGATGCTATAATAGCTGAAGAAGAAGCTTTAGATGATCCTAATATTTTTAAACCTTACCAACAACAACCAGATCCATTAGACGGTTTTGATAGCTGGACAACTGAGGGTATAGTTTATCCAATGATACAGCCTTATGAAAAAGAGTTACAATTAAACAAAGAAAGGCTTAATGAATTAAGTAAGTTAGGTAAATTTGAAGGTGAAGAATATACTTGGAATAATGATCCTAACAATGGTGGTACACTAGAGGTTCCTCAAGATATATTAGAAAAATACACTAGAGACCAGTTAAAGCAAGGTGTAAAAGGTAGAGAAATAGGTAAAATTTGGGAAGAGGTATTAGAAGACATGCCTAATGACCAGAAAGAGGCGAATACTTTAGCTAGAAAAAAAATATATGATGATGCTGATGCTGAAAACTATGTAGTCGATACAGAAAAATTTATGATGAGACAGCAAGCTTTTGCTGATAATGAACAGTTTAAATCTGTGTTTGATTTTGAAAACAACGTTTTAGACAATGAATTTACTTTTGAAAACCCTAATGACGAAAAAACTATAGAAATAAATGGAAAGCAAGTGCCATTATCTTTATACAAAAAATATACTACTAATCTTCCTTTTGTTCAAACAGAACAATTTAAATTAACAAAAGAATATGAAGATCTTTTTAAAAGAAGAGAAGCTATAGAGAACGTCGGTATAGAACTAGATTTATTAGGAAGAGATTGGAGTATGCTTTCTAAGTTTGGTTTTCTAGCTATGAAAGGAGCTGGTGACTTAATTGTTGGAGCTGGTGAATATTTAGAAGCTGGAGCAAACATATTAAGGGATTTTGAAGGTGTTTCTATTCCTGGTGGAGGAACTGGTTTTGTTTATAGGGAAAAAGAAGGTAACGAGTTTAATACAATATCTAATTACGCTAAAAAAAGAAGACAAAAGAACGCTAAATTAAAAGAAAAGTTTAGACCTGATCAAGAGTTTGGAGAAGCTTTTGATAGTCTTGAAAATTTTGTTGAGTTTTTTGTTGAAGAATCTGGTAGACAGCTACCTATATTTGCAGCGATAGCCGCTAGTGGTGGTGCAGCAAGCGCTTTAGGTGCTGGAACAGCGTTATCAGCTGCTACTTCAGCTACTACTCTAGGTGTAATGACTGGTGGTCAACAAATAGGTGATATTACTTATCAAGACTTTTTGCAAGGTGAAGCAGAAATAATGAAATATGGTAAAGATTTAGAATATAACAACAGAGACTGGAACGATCTTGAAAAGTTTTTAATAGGTACTGGCTACGGTGCTGCTGAAGGTATATTAGGTACGGCACCTACTTTTTTATTAATGAAAAGAGGTAAAGATTTAATTACAGCATCTGGTATGAAAGGATTGCTAAACAAGAAAACAAGAGATATGTTTTTAAAAGACCTTCCTAAAGAAATTGGTATTGGTGTATCTTTAGAAGCGCCTACGGAAGGTTTGACACAGCTTTTTCAAAATGGTCTAATGATTTCTATGGGTGATAAAAACGTTGATCTGTTTGACGGTGTAGGTCATGCAACTTTTGCTGGTGGTATGTTTGGTGGTTTATTGGGTGGTGGTTCTGTAGCTATGGGTATGGCTATGAATAAAATGATGCCTAAAAAAGAAAAAATTGAATTACAAAAACAATTTGATGCTTTAGATGAATTAAAAACTAAATACAACGAGGCTTTTAATACAAAAAGTGATGGAAGTGATTTTAGAGTAAACCGTTTAAAGTTTTTAAAAGAAAAAATAAATGAAAGAAAAACTATTATAGATAGCAAGCTTGATGATTTTAATAAAACTATTCAAAAAAGACTTGGAAACGGTAGAATATATGAAGAGTTTAAAGCTTTAAAAGCTGGTCAATACGATATAAGAGCTGAAGCTAATAGAATATATGAAGACCCAGAAATAACAGATGAATCTAAAAAAATATTAATAGACGACTTAGCTTATAAATATCAACTATATGACAATGCAATAAATACTTATTTAGGTAAAACAGATCCTAATAGATTTATAGCATTGGCAGAAAACGACAAAGAAAGATATAACAAAATACTAAAGCAAGCTGAAGACGTTTTAGTTAAAGATGGTAAAAAAATAACAGACGAAGCTGTACAAAAAAAAGCTTACGACATATATTTAAGAGAAGAAGTAGATACCGATATAAAGAAAACTCAAGAGATGTTAAAGAAAACGTCTTTAAACACGGAGAACTTTATATTTGAAAACGAAAACCAAGCAAAAATAGCAGCTAGGGTAGCTTTAGCTGATCCTAATATAACTCAAGAAGAAAAAACATTTTGGGAAAATTTACTAAAAGCAGACGGTGGTATGAATGGTTTTGCTATGAGAGTAAATGATAAATACACGTGGGTCAATATAAAAGACTCAATGGTTGAAAACGAAAGAACTAACACAGCCACTCATGAAGCAGATCACATAGTTATGTGGAACTCTCTTTTAAAAGGTCAAGATTTTGATTGGCAAAAAATGGCAGATGAAATAGAGTTATTTTTAAAAGAAACAAATCCAGAGGTATACAATACTATATTTGGTATTAGCCCTTCACAAAGTGTTGAGAAAGGTAAAGACAATAAACCTAAAGCAGAAGAAGTTGTAATAAACTTTATGGAGAGAATAAACGATATTGATTTATCTACGTTAGGTGGTAAAAGATTTATGCATTGGTTTGGTGGTGAGGTTAACAATGTTACTGGTGGTGATATAAACTGGAAAAACAACGATGATATTGTTTTATTTATAAGTCAATTAGCTAAGAAAATAGCTAATGGTGATTTAACTAAAAACGATATAGAGCTATTAAGAAAAAGTGAATTACTAAATAAATATAAAATAGACAAGGCTGACGTTGAACAAACTGGTAAATCAGAGAGTACTTTATTTGAAAAAACAGAAGAGCTAGGTGCTAACTGGAGTAATTTAAGTGAAGATGAAAAAGTAAACAAAGCTCAACAAATAGGTTTGTATTGGGAAAACTTTTTAAACAAAAAAATAAAACAACAAATAACAGTTGATGAAACAGAACAGTTTGCTTTATTAAATAAGTTTTTAGGATTAGACACCGATCCTTCACAAATGAAAAAATCATTTGGTTACAAAAGAGGTTTTATAGACATTGTAAAAAGATGGGATCCTGCTAAGAATAATTCATTAGCTGCGTGGATACAGTCAGCAAACAACTTACCAATGAGAATATTAGAATTAGCACAAGGTTCTAAAAGGTTTGGTAGGTTTGAATCTTCTATTGACGAACAAAGAGAAGGTAGCAGACCTATCGATATTAAGGTCGAAGAAAATGTAGAGTTTGATCAAGTTAAAGATCAAGTAAACGAAGTTAGAAAATTATTAAATATAGAAAACAATTCTAAGCTATATAATAAAACCTTAGGTGATGTTACTAAAAAACTAACCGACGTTGAACTAAAGAATTTAGTTAAAGAAAACCCTAAGAAACTAAGACAAAACTTAAAAAAGAGTTTTGAAAAAGCTTTAGCTAAAGAAATATCTAACATTATAGGCACTCAAAAATCTCAAAAGTTTAAAGACTTTATAAACAATAAAGAAAACTTACAAAAAGTAATAGATTTACTAGGTGTTAAATATAGAAACAGGTTTCCTATGTTTACCAATGATGGCGGTAGAGCAAATGTAGCACAAAGTAAAATAATACAAGAGTCTGATCAAGGTTCTTTTATTAGTGATACTAAAGCTGGTAATCAAATATGGATGCCTAAAGACGTTAATAAAATGTCTGAGCAAGAAGTACAAGACATAGCTAATGATTTTATACAAGGTAGAGAAACAAAATATAAGTCTTTAAAAAATGCTTTAGCTACAGAATTAGGTTTAGATGCTGTATTTACAGCGTTAGAAAAAAGTCCTAACCTACAAAACCAATATGATGGTTTAACGGGTAAATTAGCAGAGTCTATTAAGAGAAGTCCAGAGGCTGCTTTTAGCATGAGTAAACAACAACAAGGTGATTTACTTAATGAATATTTAAAAGTAGCTAAAAACGGTACAAACAAAGCTGAGTACATGCGGGATGAGTTTGAAAACAATGATTTACTACATTTATACGATAGAGCTAAAGCATACATAGAAAACAACGGTATTGATGGCCCAAACGGTTTTATACAAACTCTAACCAGTAAAAATCTTCCGTCAAAAATAGGCAAAACCATAAGACAAAAAGAAATAAAATGGATTAGAGACGGTGATTTTAAACAGTTTGAGCAATATCAAAAAGATATATTAAAATTAGCCGGCGTGTTAGATCCTAGGGTTTTAAAAATGTTTGGTATAGATTTTATGGGTATACATTACAGGCATTTAGATCCTGTAAAATTTAAAGCATTTATAAAAGAATTAGAAAATGCAGCTTCACAAGAAGCTGTTGATGATAAGTTTTCTTATTTATTAGAAAACATAGAAGATGTAATTAAAGTTGTTAACTCTGGTAAACTTGGCGAAATAATAAAAGATATAAATGAAGCTGAATCTGTTAACGATAAGTTGCAAATAATGTTAACAAACTACGATGTTTTACAAGCAGCAAACGAAGCTAATACTGATTTAAGAAATTATATAGCTTTAAAAATAAATGAAGCTAAATTAAGTAATGAAACCATTTATTTAATGCTTCAATCACAAACAAACATTATAAATGGTTTTAGAGCTTTAAGTACAATAGAACATTTTAGATTAATTGACGGTATACAGCAACCAGCAAAGATGAATCTACCATCAAAAATAGTTACTAGAACTAAAAATGGAGTAAAAGCTAAAATACCAAATCCTAAATACAACGAGCAATTAAAAGCGTATTATGATAGTTGGAAAAAAATAAATGGTTATAACGAAGCTTTAAAAGATAACGAAGGAGATCGCGATAAAGCTATAACAGATTTAAAAACTAAAAATGAACACCTAGGAGCTAATTCTGCGACAATGGGTGAATTAGCTGTGGCTTTATTTTACAACCAAATAAAAACTGTAGAAGATGCCAACGAAATATTTAAAGATCACATAACTTTATTTAGCACTAACAAGGTTTTAAATGGTATTGATGACGCCGGTGGTAAAGTCAACCAAGCTGCTGAATTTAGAGTTAACATGTTTATGACAGTTAACGAGGCAGGAAATCATTATCATATATCAGGTGTAAATTCTGCTGAATACATAAGAGATAAAAAAGCAAAAGAAATATTATCAAACGATATAAACAAAACATCTACAACTAGAAAAAACTTACAACAAGCTAATAGTAAGTCTGTAGCTAAAAAGAAAGGTATTAGTGTTTTTGATTTTGATGATACTTTAGCTAGAACAAAAAGTAAAATACTAGTTACATTAGATAATAAAAAGTTTAAAATAGATGCCACTGAATTTGCTTTACAATCAGCTGATCTTGAAGCTGCTGGTGCTAAGTTTGATTTTAGTGAGTTTAACAAAGTTGTTGAAGGTGAAAAAGGTCTTTTAGCTGATTTAGCTTTGAAAAGAGCTGGTAAGTTTGGTACAGGTGATATATTTGTTTTAACAGCAAGACCACAAGAAGCAGCGTATGCTATACACGCGTTTTTAAAAGGTATTGGTTTAAATATACCTATAGATAATATAACTGGACTAGAAGACGGTAGACCAGAGGCTAAAGCTGATTGGATTATAAACAAAGTATCTGAGGGTTATAATGACTTTTATTTTGCTGACGATGCTATTAAGAATATAAAAGCTGTATCTGATATATTAAAAGATGTAGATGTTAAAAGTAGAGTTGAATTAGCGTTTAGTAAATCTGATAATAAGTTTGAAGGAAAAATAAACCAAATAATAGAAAACCAAAGTGGAGTAAGAAAAGAAACAAAATACTCAGAGGTTGTAGCAAAAAGAAGAGGTGCTGATATAGGTAAATATGAAATGTTTATGCCAGCTTCAGCAGAAGACTTTGTAGGTTTATTAACTTATTTAACTGGTAAAGGCGAGAAGGGTAGTAAAGATAGACAATGGTTAATAGATAACTTAGCTAAACCATATTTTAAAAGTGTAGACGCTATAAATATAGCTAAAACTATTATTAAAACTGATTACAATAAACTTTTAAAAGGTTATAAAAACATAGATAAAATACTAAATGATCTTATACCTAATGGTAACTTTACATATGATCAAGCTATAAGGATTTATATATGGAATAAACAAGATCAACAAATACCTGGTTTGTCTAAAAGAGATATACTTGATGCCACTAAAGCTGTTATAAAA